GCTCTGGAACTCAGGTAACGACAAGGACAAGGAGATTGCTCGTAAGCAGAAGCGTCGCTTGAACTATATCGCCAACATCTATGTTGTTAAGGATCCAGCTCATCCAGAGAACGAAGGTAAGGTGTTCCTGTTTAAGTTTGGTAAAAAAATCTTCGACAAGATTAATGAGAAGATGAATCCTGAGTTTGACGATGAAAAGCCTCTAAATCCATTTGACCTATGGGCAGGTGCAAACTTCAAGATCAAGATCCGCAAGGTTGAAGGTTATCGTAACTACGACAAGTCTGAGTTCGATGAATCAGCTCCGCTGCTTGACGATGAAGATGATATGGAAGCAGTCTGGAAGTCACAGCATTCACTTGCTGAACTGGTAGCTTCGGATAAGTTCAAGAGCTATGAAGAACTGAAGAAGCGTCTGGAAAAGGTTCTTGCTGAACCCGATGGTCGTAAGAAGTCTGATGAAGACGATGAGATGCCATTTGAACGTCCAGCAGTACGTCCATCGGCAGCTCCCGCAGTCGGTAAAGCTGTCGCTGCTAAGCCTATGAAGTCTATCGACGACGATGACTTGGAGTTTTTCAACAAGCTTGCTGAAGATGACGATCATTAATCACAGGGCTTATTCCTTTCACCTGTGATAACCTGGGGGAGCGTAATGCTCCCCCTTTTTTATTACTGATACTGTACGTTTTGTTTTGCGATAAACTCTTGCAAATACGGATTATGCGCTGTCATTGGTAAGTTTTGACCTGATACAAAGTTAGTTCCGCCAGATGTTGATTCTGAAGAGTTGACATTCGTATTGTTCATAACAATTGGCTCTGAACTAATTGTAGCATCAAGTTCTGGAGTTGACGGTGGAGCTGGTGGAGTAGTCTGTGCTGCTTTGGACTCAAAGTAAGCATCAGCAACACTAGGTATCTGTGACATTCCTGTATTCATAACAGCACGTTTGACTGCTTCGTCTACATCTTTTTGACTTGCTGGAACTGAGTCAGGAGATCCTTGTACAACTCCTCCTGCTGTTGGTGCTGCTACAATATTTTTGTCCATATAAGCATCAACACCAGATGCATCTGGCATGGCAGTACCTGTTGGTGATTCCATATTGGTTGTACTTGTTGCAGATGGAGCCCGTTCTGGTCGTTGTGGAATAGGTGGAGCTGCGGATGTACCACCACCGCCGGCTCTTTGTGGAGTACCACCTCCACTGCCACCAGTACCACCACTCGTCATTCCACCACCAGTAGCTGCTCTACCACCACCTCGAGGACCAGGTTGTCCTGTAAAGCCAACACCACCAAGTGGTTGTAGTTGTGGCATTACTGGACCAGGAGCTGTTCTTCTTTGATCGGTTAATTTAAACTCAGTACCAATCATACCTTCAAGTATAGCAATACCTTCTTTTCTTAGACCTTCATAATCTCTAAATGGATTTAATTTAGCTGCAGGCGTAGCAAAGTATTTGTCGTGTAATTCTTCACGTTCTTCCGGCTTCATACGTTCGAAAACACTAACTAGTTCTGCTTTTCTTGGATGTGACTCTACAGCCTTCTTAACATTAGCTATATAAGTGTTTTGCTTTATATCTTGAAACTCTTTTGACTCGTCAGTTGTTGCAAGAGTTGCAACAAGACCAAGCGGTCCAGCAAGACGACCAAAGCTTTGAAGGACTCTTTTCAATCCTTCTTTTGCTGCTCCTGCAGTTGTACCTTTACCCTTTTTACCAGCACCGTCAGGAAGTAGATCCAAAAGAAAATCAAAGATACTTCCACCACCTTCTTGTGGCTTCTCTTTTTCTGCTGTCTTTGTTTGTGCTACAGTAATAGTTTCACCGCTCGGAAGAGTAATTGGAGCTGTAAGAATATTACGCATAAACTCAAGCTTACTGGCGTTTAGATCAGCATTGAGTGTCTTAAATCTATTTGTAATGTCTTTGTTTAGTTCTCTGACAGACTTGATAAGCGAAGCAAAAGACCTTAAAATCTTTTTAGAGCTTTCCTGAAGACGCATGATATCTTCGTTAAAACCGCGCAACATATCAATAACAGAATTAAGAAATGTCTCAGTAAACATAGTTGACGAGACTTTCTCAACTGATTCATTTCTAGCTGCTTTAGGTATAGTACGAGACTTGTTTGGAGCTTCGTTACTTACAAGTTTTGCGATTGCCATTAGAAGATCCTCAACGCTCTACCTAGCCCAAATGCTGCGGCAAACATTCCAGCTTGTACCAACGGATTAACTCCTTCTTGCGGTCTACGAATCATAGGCGGCTGAACCATAGTTCTAGTATGGCTCATAATTGAATTATTATTCATAATAACGACTCTACCACAATCGGAAGGAGTAGCTTGTCTTGCCATCGCTGTCGCTTGAATATAGTCGCCGGAAGTAGCAGCTGTTGGTTGCGTTCTTTGTTGTGGTTCACCCTCCGCAACCATTGTTCCACCACCTACAATAGCCGATGGATCCATGGCTAATCCGCCTGGTAGACCTCTTGTTGATCCTGCTTTGCGTATTTCAAAGTGAAGATGTGGTCCGGTCGACTGTCCGGTATTACCTAGCTGACCGATAACTTGTCCCTGCTTTACAGGCTCGCCCATTCTAGCATTGATTGCATTCAAGTGAGCATAACGAGTAACTTGTCCGTCAGAATGTTCGATAGCAACTAGATTTCCATAACCGCCAGCAGCTCCGGCATAGACAATTCTTCCGTCGGCAGCTGCTTTAATTGGTGTACCAATTGGTCCGGCAAAGTCAACACCTTCGTGGGTTCTACCCCAACGTGGACCGAAGCCGCTTGTCTTTTTTGCTCCATCGACCGGTGAAATAAAAGATACTGGTCCCGTACTCTGAAATCCTTCGCCTTTCTGCGGTTGCAGTTGAGGCATCTGTGGACCAGGAGCAGCTGGTGGTGATGCCGCTGTCGGAGTACCTGTAGCAGCTGGTGCACCGCCAATCGCTGCTCTATTATAATCACTGTAGTTTCGTGGATGAACACCGTCAGCAGCAGGAACAAAACCGCCGGCAAAAGCAAAGCCATACTTGCTTGCGAGTCCAGTTAGATAATCGTTGTGATTATGTCTGCTTCCAGGTACGTTTGGAGTTCCAGCAATAGTAACTGCAGTACCATTTTCTTTTAATAGTTGTAGTGTCTTTTCAATAAAATCTTTTTGCGCAGGATTATTGAGAATACCAGTCGATAGTAATACTCTTTTACCTTTTAGCTGTTCAATATTGCGCGAGATATATTCATAAATTGCTTTTGGATGTCGACCAACTTGAGCTGCTGAAGTGGCATCACCATTACCCTGCGCTCCGGACATACCACGAGCAACTGAGTCACCAATATAAAGCAATGGTCCAGTTCCAGTCGGAGCACCAGTAGGAGCTGCTTGTGGATTAGTTGCTCCGCCTCCACCCATACCTGCTACTGGTCCTGGTACTTCGCCCTTCTCATATTTCTGAGCAATCTGAATACGCTTCTGTCTATGGATTCCTGACGATCTTTCGTAATGCTGATCTACAAGTGCTGCTGCTTCGGCGGCAGTCTTAGCACCACGAAGAATATTACCAGCTTTCTTTTCTGAATTATTTAATTCCCAATTAACAAATTCCAACTGTTCTTTAAAGTCAGCTTGACGAATATTTTTACCATATACCTGCTGGAACTTAGCTTGTCTGTCTGGATGCCACTGTGCAATACCGTATGCTTTACCGCCATCTCCAGGAATATTTGTTCTAAAGTTTGACTCAGCTTCCAGATTAGCAGCAATACCAATTGCCTGTTCTTTTGTCCAACCCTTGCTTACGAAAAAATCAATTGCCTCACGTGCGCTGCCAGTAGCTGCTACGCCTGGTCCGGTATAATCTGATGGTGTTGTTGGAGCTCCGCCACCTCCACCACCGCCGGCTATTTGTGATGCTATAGCTCCAGCTGCTACTCCGGCAGCAAGACCACCACCAATTGATGCCATACTGCTTCGCGTACGCGATCCGGATATACGACGAGCACGATCCATAACCTCTTGTCTGCGGAAATTACGATAGTCGGTACGACGAGCAGCTTTTGATGCGCCGGTTGCTTTAGTAGCAGAACGTTTTAATGGTACTCGTGGTACTGATCCAGCAGCTTTTGTAGGTGCTTTAGTACCTGTTAGTGCTTCGATGACCTGGTCCTGCAGCTCTTCATTTTGCTTAATAATTTGACGAACAATACGCTCGTGCTCTTCTGTCAAGCGACGAATAGCCAATTCAAACTGCCCAAATAGCTCAGGCATTCTAGACATAACCTGATCTTGTGTTCTAAGCAGTGTACCAGTTTGTTTAATTGAATTTTTTATTTCGCGCTCAATTCCGGCTGTCGCACGAATAATAGCTTTTGGAGACGGAAACTTGCTAATTATTTGCTCAGCAACTTCTTCTTTTTTTCTAAGCATATCGGACACACGCTTAGGAGCCGGATTACCACCCTTATCAACAATGTCTCCATTGGGTCCAAAGTAATATTTTTCACCGACAAGCGAGCCAGCCACACGGTTTCTTTTTAATCCCTTACGGCGAGTGCGCACTTTCTTTTCTACAACGACTGGCGGATCAGCAGGCGTAGCCGGCTGCTGACCAATAGCTTCCGCAGCTATTTCCTTTGCCTTTGCTCCGCCCTTTTCGAGAATAGCTCGGAGGATTTCCTCGTCGTTTCTTTCAGCCATTATCGCCTTTGCTTTTCTTGTTCTTCTCTTAACTTGTCCAGATAATCAATAAGCATCTTAACGTAAATATCCCTCTCCCACGGAATCATATTATCAATGTCACTCAGCGAGTATTTGTGATGCTGCATTAACGAAAAATTAGTCTGATAATAGTTTGCCAACGTATTATGAGAGAGGATCATTAAAAAAAATCAGCCATTCCTTCTAGTGTAACTGTATCTTCCTGTCCACAACCTTTGCACTTATAGCTAAACGTATGCTTGAGCTTAGGCATTGTATCAATAAATTCCATGATCTTAGCAAACTGAGTATTATTAAGTGACTCAATAAACTCAATAGAATCCTGTAGATTATCCGGCTCATAGACATTTTCATCATCATATACACTTAAAATACACTTTGCAAGCATATCAATTTCGTTAGCACCTTCACTAATTGTTTTAATATCAGTAATTGTTGGATATCGCATCTCGATGCCAAGACGGTCATCCAGTTTAATTTTATTTGTATGCTTCTCGTTCTTAATAACCTTGACCTGCTCGAGGTTAATTTCTACCGGTGTTACAGCCTCACACTCGATGCCCTGATAGTTCTTACCGCCGGTATGACGATACTCCAGCTTTACTATTTCACCAATGGACTTCGCACGAATATTCAGAAAAATATATTCTAGGTCAAAGTATGGCAACGATTCAATTTTAACATCCGGATCTAGTACGCATGAGGCAATAACATCTTTTACTGTTTCGATCATGTCCAGCATATCTTCAGACTGAGTAGCCATCAGAAGTGCTTTTTCTTCTTTAACTAGAAACGGTCTAAACGAAATTCGCTGTCCATTAGATGGTAGCTCCAACGAGAATCGTGGAGTCGCAAGTTTAGGTAATGCCATAATTCACCTCAAGTTATAAATCGTATGCTGCAGAATTCTGTTGAATATCGGTAATTGCTCGTCCAATTCTCTCGCGCTCAAACTCACCGCTATTTCTACCGCCTGCACTATTAAAGTTATGGCGTTCGATGAAGTAACGATAACGCATTTCTACCTGAAGTCTACCGTAACCCTCGTCACCCCAAGACATTTGAATATCGTTGACCGAAACAGGATACGCTTCTTCTAATAGAATTTGAGTCTGGAGTATATAATCTGGTTGTGATTGTGAACGAGTTACTCCGGGTTCTTTTTGTGTCTCGCTATTTTCTTTTCTTTGTCTTGTTTGATTGGTATTTACGTCACCGATTGGATGCGAATATTGCCAAATTTCCATTGTGCCAATGGCATCGTCATAATATTTGGTATCAAACATACCTGGAATAGCTGAACGATTGACATTTGTGCGATGATGTCCTACAAAATAATCTTGCCATTTAAGAAAAAACTGACGTTCGCGCATATCCTTTGATAGAATAACTGAGATCGTGACCGGCATAACACTAAAGCGAAAAGGAATAGCACGTACTGGACCGTGATAGTTCTGGTCAAACGTCTGTAAAATACGACCCGGCATATTCAACGACTCAATACGGAACGAAAGACCACGAGTAATACCAAACTCACGGAGAATACTATTGATTCCGGAGTTAGGATTATAAGATCCAGGTCCAGCAGTAATTACTCCTTCAAAAAAAGACGGGCTGGCAATACCTGTTCTGGATACTTCAGCGTTAAAATTAGAGATATTAAATGGCATTTTTAGATCCTGTTGACACTGTCGCGATAGATGCGTGTCTTGTTTGAGCCAACAAATCTGTCAAGAGGTAAAAACAAAGCCATTTCCCATTCTTTAGGCTCGACATAAAAGAAACGGGACTTTACATTAGATATTAAATAACGCTTGATACACGGCTTGAAAAAACGATAGCGTGTGGCTTGCTGTAGAATTTGATAGGATATTTTAAGACGAGTTGTGTCGTCTAATTCTTGTGTGGTTGCTGTCTTATATAATGCATCCATAAGACGTGCGCGAAGTGGTAGCGGCAAATAATGTAAATTAATACCAATAAAAGAACCGCCTTGTGCGGCAAATCCGCCGGTACGACCTGATGCTATAGGAAAGACAAGAGGGAATCTGTCATAATAAGGTAATGTTTTTTTGCCTTTTGGATCGTACTGAAACAAATACATACGACCTACCATCGGTCTGCTTGTCAATCTTGCATTATTACTAACCAGCATACGATTAGGAGTAGCAACAATATTGCGTGCTTGATTGCGGAACCACTGACGAGAATCACGTTTGACTGACGGAGTTATGCCAGCCTGTAGTCCTCGCTGTAAAATGCGGTCAAATACATATGCGACCATTAAATTCCCAGTTCCTTTTCGGTTAATACAATAAATTCCCATTGGCGGTCAGCGCAATATTCTTTTGCTGCTTCCCACTTGGCACTATTTAGCCCAAATGTAGCTACTTCTCGCAGATACTTTTTTGTTGGCTTTGTACCTTTTCCCTTTGGTGTCGGTGGAACAGACTGTGAGCGTGGTTTAATCTCAATCATCTTGACCGATATCTTGCCGTCTTTGTCGCGCATACGTATAATAAAGTCTGGAAAATAACGATGTATTTTACCGTCAAGTGGCGAGCGATACGGTATGAATAATTCTTCTGATGCCCACTGAATTATATTAGGATTGGTGTCGATATAATTCATAAAGCGTAATTCCCACGACGATCTATAAATGATCTTGGTCGGATCACCTTTATATTTCTGTGGGTTCTTTGGTTGGAATCGTCCTTTGTAAGTAGCCATGCCCATTATGTATGGTATAAATATACCATCGAAAGGAATTCCGAATGACAAATGCAAGTTCACGAAGAGCATCAAGACTACAGATTGGCGGAGCGATTGCCGCTGGTGTAGCAATTGGTGCTGGATTGGGTCTGATAGGATCTAGTGGAGCGAGACTACCAGATCCATTTTCAGGCGATACAGCCAGATTCCCAAATGATCTTGCCAATATTGACCACTGGATTCAATTTTCTGCAGAAGAGACACAAGGTAGAGCAGCTGGTGCACTGGAATCAATTATATCTGGTATAACAGGTAGTTCAGTAGCCGGCGGTCATATCTTCTTGCCTATGACAAATAATTTGTCGACAGATTATCATCCAACATATTCTACACCGGATTTAGGAATGGCTGCAGGCGCAGTATTAAAACCGTTTGACCGTGCGATGTACGGTAATAATGATTTGGGTAATGATGTACAGGCTGGAGCAGCACTTGCCGGCGTTGGACTTGCTGGTTTAGGAGCAGCTATTTCCGGTGGAGCTGGACAGAATGCATTAAATGCTATTGGACGTTTAGGTGTAACCGGCGATGCGCTTGGTGCTGCACTAAAAGTATTTGGTGGCATTGCACAGAATCCGCACAAGATTGTTTTATTTACTGGCGTTGACTTCCGCGATCATACGTTTACATGGAGACTGTCTCCGCGCAATCGTGATGAGTCTGATTCAATCCAGCAAATTATTCAGATGTTTACTTATTATTCACATCCAGAATATGTGGCTGGTGGTTTATTCTTTAAATATCCGGAGTTTTTCCGTATCAAATTTCATCATCCAGAATATTTGTTTGAGCTGAGACCATCCGTGTGTACAGGTATTCGTGTCAATTATCATACTAACGGTCTTCCATCTTATATTAGAGATGCAGACGGCACTGGTATTCCAGCTCCATCAGAAGTTGAACTGTCCGTTTCGTTTAAAGAAACAGAGATCATTACAAAGCAGTTCCTCAATAAAGATAGAATTACGGTAACACCTAGACCTAATCAAAGACCTACAATGCAACCATTGTCAACAGGACAAGCGGTCGAAGGTGGATTCGTTGGACAAAACGGCGAAACAGTAGCAACTCCAACATATCAACCAGGCGCATAATAATGGCTTTCTATTTTAGACCATTCCCGACAATAGCGTATCGTGTACCAGGCACGACTAAATCAATTTTAGCTACCGATATTACTCGTCGTTTTAGTGTCGCAAACTTTATTAATAATGGTAATATAACATTCGACGAGTATTATGTACAAGACGGCGAGCGACCAGACTCAGTTGCTTACGACTATTACGAAGATCCAACACTAGATTGGCTTATTTTATTAACCAACGAAATCCATGATCCATACTTTGAGTGGGTTAAAGGCTACGAAGACCTAAACAAATATATTCGTGCTAAGTATGGTAGTCTTGAATATGCGCAAAGCAATGTGCATCACTACGAAAAGATTATACAAAAAAACCAGGTTGTATTAGAATCAAATGGCAATCAACGTATTTTGCCAGAAAAAACTCTCGTCGTCGATTATACAACATATGTAACTATACCGGCTAACGACCGTCGATCAGTATCGTATTATGATTACGAAGTAAATCGCAACGAGACAAATAGACACATTTATTTGCTTGACGTCAATTATACTCAGCTTATCAAAGAACAGCATCCATATATCTTCGATGAAGGTACTCCAGTTAGATGATTGATCCCACAGTAGGAACCGGTGTACTATCCAAGTGTACTGTTAATGGAACAGATATTAATAGTCTGGCTGTCCAGTTGAATTATTATGAAAGCATTTATTCGCCTACAGCTTCGTGTAATATTATGATAAGTGATGCCAGTGGATTCCATCAGTCTGCCAATTTAAAAGGCGGCGAGGACATCGAGATTGCATTTGGTAATCGCGAAGGGCAGTCAATCCGTATGAAATTTAAGACTGCAAAGATTACTGAGCGTATGCGTGTCAAAGAAAATCAAGATATGTACATGCTTATTTGTATATCACAAGAATTTTTGGATCACAATAAAAAGGCTATTTCAAAAGCATACAAGAAAAAAATCTCTGATATGGTAAAAGAGTGGCACGACATCTATACAAAAGGATCAAGTACACTCAAAAAAAGTTTAGTTACCAACGAAGAAACTAAAGATACTCAGCAATATGTTGGTACTGGGCGTTCACCAATTCCTGCTATTCGTTGGGCAGCTAAAGAAGGATTTTCTGCTAAATCAAAAGCATCCAACTATTTGTATTGGCAAGATCGTGATGGATATTATTTCAAGACAATTGACTCCATGCTTCAGGAAGGAGTTGTCGATACATTAAGTTATGCTTATCAGAATACTGGTATTTCTGCAGATCCATCAAAGGTTATTATTGCTTTTCATCAAGAAAGTGATTTTGATAGTATGGATTCTAGTTATACCGGCGCTGATTCAACACATACTTATTGGTACGATCCAATTACTGGTAAGACCGGAGGTGGTAAGAAAAGAGACGGTGCCGGTAGTACGACACATTTGGGTAAAGATCCTATTACAGAATCCAAAAGCGATTCGGATCAAGGTCAAATCAAAAGACTCGTTTCAGCTCCTGGTCAAGGTGCACAAAAAAGTAAATTTGTAAAGTCTCGTGATCCATCAGTTGTTGAAAACAAACGCACATTACCAGAACATGAAGCAGATTCAGCAGCTGCACTACAGCTTGACAATCTGGTTATGAATATTCGTGTACCAGGAAATATAAAATATAAGGCTGGTATTAAACTAAAGTTGAATATACCTGCTAACCAGGAAGAGGGAGAACTGGATCGTCGTTCTGGTGATTTTCTTGTGACTGCAGTTCGTCATGTTATTTTTAAAGAAGATAAAGACACTAAGTATGAATGCATACTTGAGTGTAAGTCGGATTCACATAGCAAGAAATCAAATGGTAATTCGGGAGTTACTAAGTAATGGCTGAATTAGATAATATTATGGGTATGTCTGGCATGGTCTGGTTCATTGGAACAGTAGAGGATCGTGGCACAGGACAATTCTCAGGTATGAAAGATAATCTAAAGATTGGTCGTGTAAAAGTACGTATCAAAGGATTACATACTGAAAACAAAGGAGATTTGCCTACTTCTGAACTTCGATGGTGTCAAGTGTTACTTCCAACAACATCAGCGTCTATTAGTGGTATGGGTCATAGTCCTACTGGTCTTGTTGAGAATACAAAAGTAATTGGATTCTTTTTAGACGGCCATGGTCATCAACAGCCAGTTATTTTTGGTGTACTTCCGCATATCCAACAAAAAGAAGATGCTGAGCAAGATTCAGTTGGATCTGGGACAAAAATGGTATAATAATGGCAAAAATTACAGTAAAGCCTCAGACAACATACGATCAAACGCCTATTATTGAAGGAACGGTAGAGTTTGAGCGTTTCGATAGTCAACGCAATCCAAAGCACACAATCAAGATTGTCGTCAACTATACGCCGTATCTATTGTTTGGTGGCAATCTTGGATTAGACGAAACTAAGAATCCAAATGTATGGAAGCTACACTTCGACAGGCCTCTTGCTCCAGGTACATATGATATCGAAGCATATGTTATTGAAGTAGCTACTGACAAAATTATTGCTTCTGATGATTCCGTTAACGAACTTATTATTCGTCAGCCGGCACCTGCTGCTTATCCAAAACCTAAAGATATGAGTCTTTTGCAGAAGTTTCTTCTTGTAAATGCTCTCATGGGTACTGTTGATAAACTGTTTGGTGGTAAAAACGGTATTAGACCAATTCAGTCTGTACATCCTGTTATTGACGATCAATCATCAACAAGTCAGTTTGCTGCAGGAGCTGAAGAACGTAATCAAAATGGTGTTGTAAAAAATCAAGACGACCGTGCAAGGACAAATAAAAATCCAAATGCTAAAAACGATCCTTATAAGGCAACTTCTGGCGGCGGAGGATCAGGCGGTAAAGATTTAAATTCTATGACTGACGCAGAAAAGAAAGCTGCTGCTGATCTTGCTATTGCTTCTCAGGGCGGTGAGCTTGCTGACGATGGTACAATTAAAATGCCTGATCCTATTGAGGAGCTTGGTAAATCTGACACTCTACCAACAACAGATCAAGTTATGGAAGGACTAGGCATAAGTAAAGATACACAGCAACCAAGTACGGATCAAGGTATGCCCGTTTATGATGCATTAGGTAATTTTACCGGTACATACGAAACTCCAACTACTCAATCCGAATTTAATCCAGGCGGACAGAGTGGACTTGGTGGAACATTTGAAAATATACCACAAGAAAGTTTTCCTGATGTATCT